TCCACGCAACATAGTCTACCGCTCCTTATGGGAAAGAAAGTTCATGGTGTACTGTGATAACAGTACGAACATTCTAGAATGGGGGAGTGAAGAAATCATTATACCCTATTTATCCCCTTGGGATGGCCGGGTTCATCGTTATTTTCCAGATTTCTATATCAAGGTCAAACAACACGATGGCAGTGTCAAGAAGATGATCATTGAGATCAAGCCCAAGGTGCAGTGCAAACCACCCAAACAACCCAAGAGAAAGACCCAAAGATATCTAAACGAGGTCAAAACATGGGGTGTCAACTCTGCAAAGTGGAAATATGCAAATGAGTGGTGTTTGGATAGAGGTCTGGAATTCAAGATTTTGACTGAAGACGAATTAGGTATCTCGTATAAATAGTGTTATGGCAGAGAGTAAATACATTCAGTCTGTAAAACAGGCAGCAGGAGAACGTCCACGTTCCACAGAGTGGTACAAGGACAAGATCAAGGAGTTTGGTACACCAGGCGCACTAGACTTGATTCGTGACGGTAAGCAGGCAACACGCCCATTCTTTGGACGATTGAACATGTTTATCTATGACCCAAAGTTCAAGAAGACACTTCCATACTATGACACTTTTCCCCTCGTTCTTCCCATCGAAAACTATCCAGATGGATTTCTAGGTATCAATCTACACTACCTACCAATCCCTCTTAGAATTCGACTACTGGACAGACTTGTAGACTTCTCAAACAACACAAAATTCGATGAGTCAACCACACTTGACGTTGACTATTCGGCACTAAAGAATGTACGGTTAGTTCGTCCTACCATTCACAAATATCTTGCGGGACAGGTTAAGTCACGGTTTCGTAGAATTGATGCAGACGAGTTTACGATTGCGACACTACTACCAGTGCAGAGGTTCAAGAAAGCGTCTGCACAAGAGGTATGGAAAGAATCTAGGAGCATGATCTAATGGCCGTAGGACAAAACTTTTTCGAAGGAACCGCAATCGGTGTTCTTAACGATATCCTTGCAGCATTTCATTCCAATGAAGGATATGCACAACCAAACCGATATGAGGTAAATATCTTCGGTCCAAGAGGAAGACAACTTGGTGGTACATCATCATTACAAAATCCAAACCTTGGCAACGAGTCATCTCTTAATGTCAGAGAAATTCAGTTACGTTGTGAAGCAGTAACCCTGCCTGGTATCAACCTATCAACTATTCAAGATTCAAATATCTATGGTCCAACAAGAGATATCGTAGAGGGTGTAACATTTGCTGATGAAGTATCAATGACTTTTGCAGCTAGTTCTGATTTAGAAGAGAGAGTGTTCTTTGAACGGTGGCAGAAAAGTGCATATAATCCACAGACATGGAATGTTGGATACTATAATGATTACGTTGGTGCAGTTGAAATTTATCTTCTTGACAAACAGGATCGAAGAAGGTACGGACTTAAATTGTGGGATGCATTCCCCAAGAATATTAATGGCACCGATTTGAATTATGGTTCCCAGAATGAAAATATAAAGATTACAGTGGGAATGTCCTTTCGATACTGGACACCACTAGATATCAATGAACAAGGTCCAGGCACAATTGATAGAATTATCGACACAGTTGCAGATGGAGTTCAGAGACAGATACTAAGTAATATACCGAAAGTGCTTCGGAGACTTTAAAGGATGAAATATTATGGCATTACCCAAACTAAAAATTCCAGAGTATGAACTGATTGTACCATCAACACAGGAGAAGATCAAGTATAGACCATTTCTTGTAAAGGAAGAAAAAATTCTGTTGATGGCAATGGAGAGTGATGAACCAAACAGTGTGAGTAATGCGCTATCGACAATTGTTACAGAGTGTACGTTTGGTTCCGTTGATGGTTCCACCGCACCAGTGTTTGATGCAGAGTATATCTTTCTACAGGTGCGATCAAAATCTGTTGGTGAAACTGCAACGTTAAGTGTTGTTTGCCCTGATGATGGAAAGACCAGAGTTGATGTGACAATTGATTATAGTGAAGTTGGTGTTCAGATGAGCGTTGACCACACCAATGAAATTCAACTGACTGATGACATTAAGATGTTTATGAGGTATCCAACACTTAGAAGTTTGAGTGGTTACGATGAAGAGAACGAGACTGAGAGTACACTGAAGATGATGCAGACTTGTGTTGATGAAATTCATTTTGGTAATGATGTTTATAAAAGGGTTGATATGTCAGATAAGGAACTTTCTGAATTCTTTGACGACATGACGACAGAAATGTTTGGTAAGGTACAAGATTTTTTTACGACTATGCCAAAGTTGCGTCATATTTTGGATATCAAAAATCCAAAGACGAAGAAGAAGAGTGAGTATATGCTGGAGGGACTGGCAGATTTTTTTATCTGAGTATGTCATACATGTCTGTTAAAAATTATTACAAAACAAATTGGAGTATGATGTACCACCACAAGTTTAGTTTGAGTGAAATAGAAGATATGATGCCTTTTGAGAGAGATATTTACGTTGGTCTTACAGTCAATCATCTTCAAGAAGAAGCTGATAGATTAGAACAAGAGAGTAATAGAAGGAAGTAAAATGGCACAAGACGATTTAGAATTTATTAGAGCAGTTAGAGCACTAAATGAAGCATCTAAAAGATTAAATGCGGGTGCTGACAAATTGTTTGATGGTCAAAAACTGACTGATAAGGTCTTTGATAAATTTGGTCTTGGTCAAGCAAGAGATTTCCAGAAGAAGGCAAGTGAGTTTCTTAATCAGAGAAAACTTAGAAGAGAACAAGAACGTGAAGTTCGTCAAAGATTGGGCGGTAAAGACCCAATCAGTAAGGCAACATTCAAACAACTCAAAAAAGAAGCAGAACTCACAAAGAAGAAAGAGGCAGTTGATGCTGCATTCAAGAGTTTTGTGGAAACCAATCTAGGACTGAACGAGCAACTTCTAGATGAGATACGTTATAGACAAAATCTTAAGGAAGACAAGGCGGGTAATCTTAGGGGTGAAAAGGGAAGGTTTGTATCTACACCAGAGAATTTTCTTAAGAAAACAGTAGATGAGTCAGCGTTCAACAGACAATTTGTTGATAAGATGGGTTTTGCAAAACAAAACATAGATGCTAAAAGTCCCGGCGACAAGAACCGTGCTGCTGAAGAAGAGAGAAGAAGTGACCAACAAGCATTTGAAATGGAAAAGACTGAGAGCACCAATGATATTCTCAGAGATATCCTTGCAGCGCTAACTGATAATTCACCACTCAAAAAAGACGAGAAAGACAAAAGTGGTCTTCTTGCGGGATTAGGTGCGGGTGCAGGATTGGCAAACTTACTTGGCAGTCTTGGTAAACTAGGTAAATTGCTCCTCTTAGGTAGTCCTCTGCTGCTAGGATTAGGTGCTCTCACATACGGACTCTCTGAACTAAGTGACCTGGCAGACGAGATTACTAAAAAGGTTGTTGATGATACAAAAAAATTAGAGAACACTGTTGAAGCGGCAAAGACCGCAGAGGAAGCAAAGGAAGCAACAACAGGGAAAGAGGCGCAAAGAGTTGCAGCGGAACAGAATCGGCAAGCAGAATTAATAACAAGTGCGACAGAAAAGAAAGCTCTATCAGAATCAAGTGCAGACTTGGGTGAGGCAAAACTTAGGAAGGCCGAGGAATTTGAATTTTTTAAAAATTCACAATCCTTTAACGATATAATTAAAAATTCTGCAATGATATTTGGTGCGGCAAGAGACGCAGCAGTCAGAGATGGTAATACCATTGAGGCAAGATACGCATCATTTGATAAAGTTCTTGCAGAGACAATTGTAAAGATTAAAGGGTCTAATACATTTTTGGATGCAGATGAAAAGACTCAAGATTTTATGATTCAACAGGTGGTCGCACAGGCAAACAAGGCACTTGCTGGTGCTGCCGGGAAAAGTCGTCTCCTCTATGGTCTGAGTCCAGAAGCAATGAAGGGTCAGGCAGCAATAGAAACCACAAGGGCAAGGGCTATGATGGCCGTACAGGGTGGTGCAGGTAAGTTTGCAGAAGAGGGGTTTGGGTATCTTAGTGAGCTTGTTGGTGGTGGTCTTAATACGTTCTCAAGGAGTCAGGTAAAATCACTGGAAGCAAGAGTTGCAGAAGCAAGAAAAGATGCAGATGAAGTGTCTTTATTCGAAAGAACTATTGGTTCAAATCAAGGTGACATTGATAGATTAAATTCTCTGACGCAAGAGCTGGCAAGATTGAGAGATGCAATTGCAACAGTTGGTAGTAATACAGTTGTTGCACCAAACAATAGCGTAAACACTGTTAACAATAGCAGTACCAACGTAACGACACCACCAATGACTGATCCAACGTATGGATGGGCAAGTGGTGCATTATAATATAAAGGGGGGAACCACGTCCCCCCCTTCTCTGTAATGTTATGTGGGTTTGATTACTTACTCGTTTGCAAGTTTCTCAAAATAAGACATTGCATCGTCGTCTTCTTCCTCTGACACAGTAGGTGCTGGTGCAGGAGCAGTATCAACCTTGGGTTCTGCAACTGGTGCATCTTCCATGACATCTACTGCCTTACCAACCGTTACTGTACCGGCAAGAACTGCATCGAGCCGTGACTTAAGTTCGTCATATGACTTGAAGTTAGAGGGTCCAGTGAAGTCAGCAAGAGAATGCTGAGTCTTCCACATTGCCTCAATATCGTCGTCATTGTCGAACAGAGCAGATGGTTCTGCAAACTCTGACTTGTCATAATTCCAGTATCCATCTACCTTACGAATCTTCAACTTGAAGTTCGCACCTTCCCAGAAGTCGAAGGGATTGACAGGAGTTTCATCTTGGAATGCAGGCTGCATTGCCTCCATGATCTTGTCAAAGATTTTCTTACCATAACGGAAGAGGAAAACCTTACCCTCGTTCTGAGGATTTGCAGGGTCTTCTACAACATAGATGTTGGAGTAGTACTGCAACTTACGCTTCTGCTTACGAGCAATCTCCTTATCTGACTCTACACCAGAGTTCCACAGACGAGTGTTATACTCTGATACAGGGTCATTCTGACCTACAGTGGTGAGAGAGTTCTCAATGTACCACTGACCAGTTGGACCTTGGAACGCATGGTTCCAAATCTTTGCCCAAGGCATGTCCTCACCCTCTACTGCGGGCAGAAAACGAATGACTGCATATCCATTACCAGACTTGTCCATGACTGGCTTCCAGATACGTTCATCAACGTAGGACTTCTTTTCTTGGGGTGCTGACTCTGCTTGGACTGCGCCAAGTAGTTTGTCGAGTGAGTTTTGCTTCTTAAGAGCGGATAATGACATCTTATGTCTCCTTATGTTAACGTATGTTTCGTATGTTAAAGTATATTTAATTTATCACAAAGACTGTTCTTTGTCAAGTAACTTAGATTATTAAATTTACCATTTTGATCCGTTAGAAAAAACTCTTCTTGACCAAAGCGGTCAACAGGATCAACCCAATAAAACTTAACATCCTTATACTCTGTAAAAACAGTTTGCATCTGGTTAATCCAATTGGTTGAATTAAAACCTTTTGCATCACTTGACAGATAGTTATCTGTCCCTTTATATACATTGTTCAATGGTTCGTCATATGTTGACAAATCAAATCCCACGATATAAACTTCTTCTGCACCACTTTGACATGCAAGGTGAATAGCAGTATTTCCAGTTGACCATCCTACAGGAAAGTCAACGTTATTTATGTTGTCGTCCTCTTCGACATATGTAATCCAGACACCAACATCCTTCTCCATCTTGTTACGAAGGTCAACCATGTCGAGGTCTGGATTCATCTTCATTGCCACCTCAATCTTCTCCTGTAGTGTCACAGGGTCTTTACCTGAGATAACACAACGGTCTGTGCGATTGGGTGTCTTGTGAACGAATGACTCTGGAATATCGTATCCCATAAACATCATGTCCCCAACTTCAGATGGCAGAATAGACCAGTTTGTGAACCAACACTGTGTATCACGCCAGTAACCAGAGGTATAGATTTCCTGTTGCATACCGTAATCAACTGCAACGAGGTTATCTACCTTGATATCACGGTAGACTGCATTGCAACCCCATACGGTTGCTCTCACATCATACTGTTTCTCTGTGAACCACTTACGAGACTCACCGTTACCAACAATCAATGCACGATCATAGTATGGGGTTTTGCTTCCATATCCAGCTTCTGGTTTGTAAATCTTTTGACCGTCACCATCGTATTCCCATTCACGATCTGCTGGATCAAGTTTCAAGTTATTCATTCACAAATTCCTTGATCATGGGAAGGATTGGTGCAAGTTCAACGGCACATTCTTTTGCAATATCCATGTGTTCCTTCTGTGTCCCATTTGCACTACGAAGTTCGATATAGTGAACCCATGAACGAAGAGTTCCGTTCATATACATGCGAGACATAGTAAGACCTTCTGGTAGAACTGCACGAGCCTGTTCCTTTGCGATACCCTTACTGATTGCCCAGTTGTATGCAGAACGTGCGTCCTCAATCACCATCTCCTGTAGAGTGTCCCACTCTTCCTGTAGTTTGGGATCATCAACCTCTACACTATTCTGACGGTTCTTTTCGTCTTGCAAACGTGCATCACGAGTGACAAAATTCAAGTCCTTAGTTGGGTCTGCATAACGCTGACTGAACTCTTGGAAACTGAAACTACGATGACGCAAAATCTGTCTTGCGATATCTCGTGTTGTCTCAATCTCAAGACACGCACTGACCATCTCAAGAGGTGACCAGTGCTTGTGTTTGACGAGATAACGAATGAGTTTATCTGCCGTCGCACTGTTGTTCTGATTTGATGGATTGGATACACGGGCGCAATACGCAATCAAATCCTGCACACTGTAATCTACATCAGGTGCAGGGGATATGAGCATTTGGTTGGGATGCGTTTGCGAATATGATATAAGTTTTACTGTCATCGTTACTTCAACAAATCCTCATGCTGCATATTTTTTGATCGTCGCATATTGTTAAGTGATGCACCATCTAGTTTATCAAGACGAACTTCAATACGTTTATGCCAAAAATAATCAATTACATTCACTGCAACCAAACAGATTACAGCGATACTCAAAATACTAATTGCCCAAATCATATATTTCTCCTGTAGAATGGTGCCTCCACACAGAATCGAACTGCGATCTGATGATTACAAATCAACTGTTTTACCGTTAAACTATAGAGGCACTTATTCTTTACTTTCGGTTACGATTATCCCGATTGTTGTTTGGACGACGATTGTTACGCATCATCGCCATTTCTGCAACTCTCTCTGAGAGTTCACCATTCTTCTTGGTGAGTTCTGCATTATCCCACTGCAATGCCTTCACAGTGTTCTGGAGTTCGGCAACCTTTGCCTCAAAAAAACCTTCAACACGATCCATCTCTGGACTCCTCAATTAATGTTAATAAATTTATTCTATACTTATTCTTGTCAATTGTCAAGAACCTTTTGTAATCATTCATAAATCTTTTTAGGTCAGGC